CAAATGCAATTATGGTAGGATCATTAAATAGTGATGCTTCATTCAAGAGGTCATCTTTTACAAACTTCGGTCCTAGAATAGATGTCTTTGCACCTGGCACTAATATATTATCTGCATGGGGAAATCCTGCTACTATTACAGGAGGTAATGCAGGAGCAGGATTCGCTGATACGAAATATGGTGGTAATAACTGGATGTATCCTATAAGTGGAACTAGTATGGCATCACCATTAATTGCTAGTGTTGCAGCAATGGTTGCTAGTGCTAGGAGGACAGATAGATTTAGTAATGATGATCTCCGTGCATACATGAATAACAATAGTGTCTTTGGTGACATGACATTTGATGTTGGTGGAGGAACATTTGCTGACAACTCATGTAGAAAAGATAGTCCTAACAAATATTTGGTAACAAAAAATCCTAGAAAACAGAATGGTAATTTACAGAATAAAGTAGGAGATAGAAGAAGTGGTGCAGTATTTCCTAGACCTAAAAAATTACATGCTACTAATGGATTTCCTAGTGGTCTATTATCTACCTCATCACAATTATCAATACAAAAAGAATGGAAATCATATAATTCAACAGTAGGTCCTACAGGTTTTAAAGATCCTGCAACTGCTGGTTTATATAATTATCTTTCCGATCTATACATTCCTACTAATGAAGCAGGTCCTACAGGATACCCAGTAATGATTTGTTTACATGGTAATGGTGGTAATGGTAGTACTATCAATGATCCAATCTATGCTACACTAGGAGATCATATTAGAGTAGGTCCTTATGGTTCTGGAAGCAGTTGGAATATAGTTGATGAAAGTAGCATCGCTCCTGACATAGAATATCTAAGAAATCTTATTAAGTTATTGAAGACATTTACAAATGTAGATAGCACAAGAATTAGAATCTCTGGTATATCTAATGGTGCAGCACTAGCATGCAGAGCATTTGTTGAGATAGATGATCCTGCTGTTGATTTAATTGTTCCTATTGTATCTCAATTTCATACTAATGAGGTAAATAATTTTACACAGTTCTTTATGCCAACAGATCATTTAGATACTAGTGGATCTGCTGGAAGTTATGGATACACTGTTCAGAAAGTTCCTGTTGCTGGTAGAAAAATATTGATGATGCAGAATACTAATGATGGTGTCATACCTTATAATGGTGGTGCTGGTGTTGGTATTCAATTCATAGGTGCTAGACTATCCACATATCGTATGGCACAAGCTATGGGATGGGCAGGAGGAGAACAGAATACTGGATTAACATTCCAAGGAGACGCAGCAACACAACTCTATCGTTATAATATTAATGGGAATGTAAATGAAGTTGTTCATTGTGCAAGTAATGGTGGACATGGTGTCAATGCAAAGATGATTGCTTTGTTTGAGGAATGGGTAGAGAGTGATGGTCAGACAATTACAGTTACATTACCATCTAATACATATAATATAACTGTGACTGCAAACAGTAACGTTAACTATCAACTAAGTGGAAATGATAGGAATGGATTAGTAACTGGTAATGATCCTACAGTTACTGTACAGGCAGGAGATACAATTAACTTTATTGTTTCAAATACATTTGGTCATCCATTCTATATTAAGACTGTTTATGTTGGTGGTTCTGGTAGTCAAGTATCAACAGGAACTGTAACTGGAACACAAGGAACACAGAGTGGAACTCTGTCTTGGAACACAACAGGAGTGTCATCAGGAACATATTATTATGTTTGTTCTCCACACGCATCTCTTGGTATGGGTGGATCAATCGTTATCACATAAATAAACTTGAGCAGTAGTAACATTTGGTAGATAAATGGCAGATCGTTTTCCGTTAATAGTAAATGCGGTTTCTCAAAAGATTGAGGAACTGATTTCTGGTGACAATTTAGAATTGTCTGGTAACAATATAGTCATAAGTGGTGACACAGGAGCAGGAAAATATCTTACCAGTAACGGTACGGTTGTTTCATGGGGAACACCTGGTGATGTGTATCTAACACAAAACCAAGTCTTAGAAAATAAAACTTTTACTTCATGTGTAATTTCTGGATCTGCTAATACTCTCTCTAACATACCAAACGCTGCTCTTTCAAACTCCACAATACAAGTAAACGGTGCTGCTATTGCTCTAGGTGGATCTGTTACAACACCAAATGACAACACCACTTACGTTGTGAGTGCACAAGATGGTGTCAATAATAATACAAAAGTTATTAGACTAACTGCTGGTGGATCAGGACAAGGAGATGATGATGTCAGTATCGCTGTAGGTCCTCCTGCTGCTGTTCCTGCTGGATCTAATGCTCTTGCTCTAGCAATCAATAGAGTTGGTGAAGTCATTACAATATCTGGTACAGCACCTGATGCTGATACTATAACAACAGTGAAGTCTGGAACTGGTGGTACAGCACAGACTGGAGATATTACAATTGCTGCAACTGGATCCTCTACAGTATCTCAGGACACAGCATCTAAAACAATTACGATCAACTCAACATATGTTGACACGATCACGAAGATAAGAGCAACCACAGGACAAGTATTAAATCCTGGTAACTTTACATTCTTATCTGGTGGTGCTACTACTGTTGCTCAAGGTGTTGATGGTAATGGCGACTCAACAATTACATATACATCTGTTGATACTATAACCAGATTGAAGGGAGGAGCAGCTGGATCACTTGTAACTGGTGATGTCGAGTTTACTGGTGGAGCAAACGTCACAGTATCACAAGCGGGTAACACAATTAGTATTGCTAGTGTAGATACAAACACAGTAACTAGACTTTCATCTGGTGCTAACGTTGTTACTGCAGGAGACTTTAAGTTTGTAGGAACTGGTGCTACTAGCATTTCACAAGCAACTGCTGGTGGTGTAACAACATTCACAGTCACATCTGCTAACGATGACACTGGTGCAGCGTTGACAGCATCCGCTGGTATCTTATTATCAGGTACAGATTTCCAATTAAAAAATGCTGGTAACTTTAGTGGTAATCAATTATTAAAGTGGGACTCTGGTAACAGTCAGATAGGAAACAGTTTGATTTCTGATAACGGGTCTACTGTTACAGTTTCTGGTGACTTAGTTGTAGATGGCACTCAAACAATTTTAAATACTACTACTTTAATAGTAGAAGACAATAGTATAGAATTAAGAAAGGGAAATAATTTAGTTGGAAATGACGGCGGTGTACAGATAAACTTAGAAACAGATGGTAGTGGATCTGTCACAAAATATCAATCATTACAGTGGTTTAACTCTGGTGGATACTGGAGAGGATGGGACGGTTCTGTTGAAAGAAGGTTTGTTACAGAGGCAGAGACACAGATTCTTACTAACAAAACTCTTACATCTCCAACACTTACCTCACCTAACATCGGTGCTGCTGTTGCGACATCAGTCAATGGTCTTATAGTTAGTACAACTGCATCTGCAACACTAGACATCGCAACATCTAAAGTGTTGGATGTAAATGATTCTCTAACATTAACATCAGATAACCCTGCTGCAACAGTTGCTGTTAACTTTAGAGTTGGTGGAGACGTAGCATATAGATCTGATACTCTTGCATCATTCTCATCTACCACATCTACACAGATGCGTGGTTTGATTACAGATACAACAGGATTAGATAAGTTAGTATTCCAGACCAACCCTACAATTTTAACTGGTATTACTACAACATCTGCAGGATTTAATTTAGTTAACACTGGTGCTACAAGTATATTGTTTGGTGGTGCTGCTGGAAGCATCGTCATGGGTGCTTCAACTGGTGATACAACTATCAACCATGACTTAATACTTAAAGAAGATCTCACTGTTGGTGTTGATACAAATGATAACGCTGTATTCAATGGTAATCTTAACATTGAAAATGCAGACCTTACAATACGTGGAACTTCTAGTGATCCAATGCAAATTGGTAGAGGTGGTGGTGCTGTAAATACAAACACTCGTGTGGGTACATCAGCACTTGCTGCAAACACTTCTGGATCTCAGAACACAGCATTTGGATACCAAGCATTGTTCACAAATAATATTGGTGCATCCAATACTGCAATTGGCCACAGGGTTTTGAGGGCAGCGGGTGTCGGAAATAATAATATTGGTATTGGTAAAGATGCATTACTTGTTACACTTTCTGGTAGTAAGAACCTTGCGATTGGTAACAATGCAATGGAGACAAACTCGACGGGTAGTGGAAACGTCTGTATTGGACACTATGCTGGTTTTGATGTACAAGGTAATAACAACGTTCTTATAGGTCCTGCATACAACGAGACTTCTGCTGATGTAACATTTAGACCTCCTAATATTAGTGGAGATAATCAACTTGTTATTGGTTCTGGTGGACAAGCATGGTTGCGTGGTGATTCTAGTTACAATATTAGTACTAGTCAAAATCTTACCGTAGATGGAGATACACTTATCAAGGGTGATCTTACAGTTAATGGTACTACAACCACAATTAAATCTAATATTGTACAGATTACAGACAAGGCAATTGAACTTGCTGCTGTTGTAAGTACACAGTTTACATGTACTGCTGTATCTGGATCTGCAAATATCGTAGCGATTGCTCCTACACTAGGACTAATACCTGGCATGGAGATTACATCAAACACTGCTGGTATTACAGTTCCTGCTGGAACAATCATTGTAAGTATCACAAACGACACAGCGGTATTGAGCAACAACGTAACAGGATCTGGTACACCTACATTCAGTGCGATAGGTCCTTCTGATACTGCTGCAGAAGACGGTGGTATTATTGTTAAGGGTACAAGTGATAAGACATTCCTATGGAGAGGAGTTGATGGTGGTGTAACATATAATAGTTGGACATCATCAGAACATATAGATCTTGCAAGTGGTAAGAACTATTATGTAAATGGTATTCTAATTGCCAGTGATACTAATAAAGTTATCGGACCTACAAATGGTGGTGGTCAAGGACAGATTGATTTAAGTGGTGCTGGTGTTGCATACACACTTGGTAGTGCAGTCACAGGATCATCATTAACATCTGTCGGAACTCTTAGTGCATTGACTGTTAGTGATAATTTCAAAGTTAGACCAGGTAATACTTCAAACGCTACATGCTACATGGGAGTTGTAGGTAAATCTAGTGTAAACTATGCTGGAGGTAATGCCGATACTGCCTGTTTAAGAATTGAAGACACTGGTTCTAATAATGGTTATTATCATGGATTGGAATTTAGAACAAGACGTAGTGGTGATATTAGATTATATGCTCATGATCAAGGTGATAATTTAGCTGATTTTGTTGTTGCAGTTGATAATGGTAGTGTACTCGTAGAAAGATTACGCATACAATCTTCCGATGGTGACATAGTACCTGGTTCAGATAACGCACAAGATCTTGGAGCATCTAACTTACGTTGGGCAAACGTCTACTCTGGTGACGTTCATCTAAACAACACAGGAATGGGTGGTAACGAGGTAGATGGAACTGAAGGAAACTGGACAATGCAAGAGGGTTCTGATGATCTATTCTTAATCAATAGAATCACTGGTAAGAAGTATAAGTTCAACTTAACTGAGGTTTAATATGGCATACTTTGGAGACGGATCAAATTTATCAGGGGTATCAGGAATACCAACTGGACTGATAGCAATGTGGTCTGGTGCTACAAATGCAATACCATCTGGATGGGTATTGTGTGATGGTAATAATGGCACACCAAATTTACAGGATAAATTTATAGTAGGTGCAGGAAGTTCTTATGCTGTAGATGCAACAGGTGGTTCTACAACTGATACTGTAAACATCTCTGTTAGTGGTTCTACAGGTTTTGAAAGTTTAGCAACTGGAGGTAATTCTGTATCAACAGGTTCTTTAAACAGAAGACACACTCATAGTTTTAGTGGGTCTGGTTCTGACACAGTTAATACTGTACCACCATACTATGCGTTAGCATACATATTTAAAACTTAGTCACATGGCATTTATAGGAACCACTGAAAGTTCTGGATCTAGTTTATCTGGTAAGTTACAGATAGATTCTGCTGGTCTAACTATAGTAGACACTAATGCAGGAACCTATAACATTACTTCTGGTGGTCACATACAATTTGGAACGAGTTCTAGTAATTGTTTGCAAATCTTTCATGATGTAAATAGCAACAATAGTTTTATCAGTGAGATAGGAACTGGTGACATGTGCATTGTTACTAATGGCAGTAATCTATATCTTCAAAAAGATGCAACTCCTGGTGCTGCAGAAGACATGATTCACTGTATTGCAAATGGTGCAGTAAAATTATTTTATGATGGTGGTAGTAACACTACAGCAAAATTAGAAACCACAGCAACAGGTGTAAAAGTAAATGGAAATCTTGAAGTTACTGGTACTGGTGGAGGAGGACTTCCAACTGGTGCTATAATATTATGGTCTGGTGCCACTAATGCTATTCCAAATGGTTTTGTTTTATGTAATGGTCAGAATGGTACACCAAATTTACAAGACAGATTTATTGTTGGTGCTGGTTCTAGTTACGGTGTTGGTAATACTGGTGGTAATTCTAGTGTGACTCTTACACTAAATCAAATTCCTGCTCACACTCATACTTGGGATAGACAAGATGCTCAAAATGATGTAGGATATCGTCCATGGCCAGCAAGTAATAATGACTGTAAAGTAACTACTGTAAATACAGGTTCTGCTGGTGGAGGACAATCACATGAAAACAGACCACCATATTATGCGTTAGCATACATAATGAAGACATGACAAGTTTAATAATTATTGCTATACTAATAGCAGGAACAGGTTGGATAATAAGATATTACGATCCACACAATTAAATTATGATAGAATCGAGACCGATAGTCCCCCAAAATGATGGGTGGTTGGAAGTTCGTGTACCCAAAAACATTATGGATGATCTGTGGGGCATGATAGACACTGCAGGAAGAGATGCCAAGTTTAAACTAGCAGGAAATATTAGTGCGAGCAAGGAAATGAATCCTACTGATACTTTCAGAAAATTTATTGGTGATGTAACAAAAGAATACGGAGAGCATTTCAAATACAAAGCAAGTGAAATGATAACCATGATACCAGAGGGATCATCTATTCAATTGAATGATCTATGGGTCAACTGGCAGTATCAACATGAGTTCAATCCATCTCATGTACACTTTGGTTTGTATTCATTTGTTATATGGATGAAGATGCCAGTAGAAACTACAGATCAAATGCAATTACCCATAGCAAAATCTACAAGTTCATGTCTATCATGTTTTCAGTTTGAATACTTTAATACATTTGGACAGAAGAGACTCTTTAATTATCCTATGGGTAAAGAGTTAGAAGGTCTGATGGTATTCTTTCCAGCAGTAATGAATCATTTAGTATATCCTTTCTATGATTCAACTGAACCTAGAATCTCTGTTGCAGGGAACATGGCGTGGATGTGATAAATAGAACAGCAAATGGAATATTATGGCAGAAGTAAAAGAAAAACCGAAAGGTCCTTTAGGTAAACTTAAAGAAGCAGTTGACGATAAGGAAGAGCAACTAGCATACTTAGCGACACTGATAAGACTGATCGTTCTCGTGTGGTCCGCAGGGATTTTAACTTTGAACTACGTTAAAATACCAGGTTATGATGCAGGAGAAAAGATAGACCCAACTTTCATAGCTTCGGTTTTCACAGGAACTTTAGCTACCTTTGGCGTCCAGACGGGAGGTAAGAAAAAGAAAGATGCTGATGGTGGTAGTGCAAACATATCTAAAAAAGATATGGAGTTCCTTATCGCTAAGGCATCAGAGACTGCTCCCGCACAAACCATTAGGATCGAATCAGGTCCTGTAAAAATTGTTCCCGATACAAAATAAATATCATGCAAAAAATTATTAATGTACTTGCTATTTCGTCTTTCGCTATATCTCTTACCGTTGTTGGGGGTGGTGTTTATCTTTTTACACAAAAGGATGCCATCATAGAGAATGTTAAAAGTAAAGTAATGAAATCTGTCATGCCTAGTATAGGTGGTGGTATCACAGATGCTATTCCTGATCTTACAGGTCCTGCAATACCAGGTATACCTAAGTTGTAATGACTGAAATACCTCATATCGGGGTACAAAACGTAGACATACCTAGAATACAAGCACCTGGCATATACAATTACGTCCCACATACACAGACGTATCCTTTTATATTACATATAGGTTCACCAATTGTGGACATGCCAGGTTGTGTAAAGTTTCACCCTGATGCAGCAAAAAATAGAGAAACCCCCAACCTAAAGGAAGATGATTCCAGTGGGACGAGGGTTCTTTGTGATGGACAGTATCCAATGTATGATGCAATGGACTACACTCCAGAAGATTTATTAATACAGGTAGACACACCACCACCAGTTGTACAACCACCACCAGAGATAGATCCACCAGAGGTTCCTCCTACAGGTGATATTGGTGCAGAAGAAACACCATGTCCTGGTCCTAATAATTTAAGAGTTGGTGACCTCACTTTGTCTGGAGATGAGAGAGTGACTGGTCATGAACTTAGTGCAGATGGTAAGGTCTGTGTAACATTGTACGAACCAACTACAGTAGCTGAGAAATTTTTACCATCACCAAATCAAGCAACAACCACAGTGGCAATCGCAGTCATTGCAACAGCAGGAGCTGCTGCCACACCATTACTATTAAGATTAATTAAACCCGCTGTAAAGAAAGCTATCGCTACTCTTCAAAAGAAAATGGGTACTCATCGTGGGTTATCTAAGAGTGAAATAACAGCAAATAAGTATCGTGAGAAGAAAGGATTAC